GGTTTAACGTCTCCTTTGCTGTGGGCGAGTGGAGGCGCAAAAACCCTTGCGCAATGCGGCTGCGCAAGGTTTGCGCTCTGTGGCGGTTTGTTGCGCTTTGACACGGTTTCCGCAATGTGAAACGGTCGCACGCTCAGGCAGGTCTGGTGAAGCTGTATTCGGCGGAGAAAGGAATCCCGCTGCGGACAGCTCAATACCATGCGCAGAAGCAGAATGACGATTACCTCGCCTTTGTTGCTCGGATGGGTGTCCAGGCCCTCAAAGCCGACAAACCCTCCCCGCCCCAAAAGCAGGCACTCATGCAGGTCATCCGCGGCGGCGAATCCACCTCGCCTGCCAGCGACATCTCCGACGAAGTCCACATCGCCCCGCCTGCGATGTCCATTCCTCGCGATCGATGGACCCCGGAGCAGTATGCGGAGTGTGAAGCGTGGCTCGGTCTCTGCGAAGCCCACGCTCAGAGGCAGGCCGCACTCGGTCGCGGCGATCCCATGGCCGCCCTCGGCTTCGTCAATCTGGCGGCGACCATGCTGAAGTCCTACCACTTCGCCCGCGACAAACGCGTCAAAGCCGACATTGAAGCCGGCCGCCTCAAGCCCATGGGAGCCTGGCAGTCCGCCAAAGCCGCGCTTCAAAAAGTCGTCGCCCTCCTCGTCTCACTCGAAGGCGAACTCGCCCAGACCGCCAACCCTGACGATCCCCTCTTCGCCCGCAAAGCCATCGGCGACTGGAAAGAGCGAAAGTGGAACCCGGCTGTGGCATCGGTCATCGCTGAGCTGGATGGAGGTCTCGCCGCATGAGCCGCGATGCCGAGCTCGAAATCCTCCGCCTCTTCGAGCTCACCCCTCGCACTGCCGTCGTCCCCTGGCTGGAGGCAAACATCACCCTCCCCGCCAAAATGGCACCGAACTCCGCCGGGCCATTCCGCACCGCCCTCCGCCCGTTTCAGCGTCCCATCCTCGAATGCTGGAACCCCGACAGCGGCGTCAACGACTGCGGCGTCTCCGCCGGCGTGCAGATCGCGAAGACCACCATGCTCGTCCTCGGCATCGCGTATCGCATCTGCAATTCGCCCATGCCCGCCCTCATCGTCGGCTCGTCCAAAGACTGGACCAAGGTGGAAATCAGCGAAAAGCGCCTCGATCCCCTCATCAACGAAAACCCCGTCCTCGCCGCCGAAAAGCCGCGAGACTCCGATATGTTCCGCTCCATGTCCATGGACATGAGTGGCGGCACGCTCAACCTCGTCGGCGGCAATTCCCCCGGTGCCCTCTCCGGCGGATCGTATGGCATCGTTGCCATCGACGAAGCCTCGAAGCTCATCCACCAGGGCAGCGATCAGGCCCCCGAGGCCCATCCCTTCCTCCTCGCCGCGAAACGCACCGACGGCTTCGGCGCCCTCGCCTTCCACTATCGCAGCTCCACGCCGAATTCACCCCACCATCCCTTCTGGCACTACATCCTCGCCGGCGACCAGACCCGCTTCCACGTCCCCTGCCCGCACTGCGGCCAATGGTTCTACATGGACTTCATCGGCCGCCCCGAGGACGTCGAAGAATACCGCACCGAAACCGGCATCCAGATCGCCTCCGACTACAAATCGCTCACTTGGGACCAAGAAGCCCGCGACTCCGCCGGCCAGTGGAATGAAAGCCGCGTCAAAGAAACCACCCGCTACATCTGCCCACACAACGGCTGCGAGATCCGCGAGACCCACAAGCAGGCCATGATCGACGCCTGCGAAGAAAAGCGCCACAACGCCAACGCCGCCGCCAACCGCCGCTCCTTCATCATCCCCTCCTTTTACTCCCCCACCATGACCTTCGGCGGCATGTCATGGGCCTTCCTCGACTCCCTCCGCGACTTCTTCGGCCTGCAGGACTACTACAACAGCCGCCTCGCCCGCCCGTGGACCGAATACTCCGTCCAGGTCAAAATGGAGCACATCAACAAACGAGTGTGCGATGGCAAAGAAGGCCGCCCCCTCTACCGCCGCGGCACCCTGCCCTTCAAGCCCCTCTCACTCCTCCTGAATTGCGACCCCGGCGAAGCCACCTCCCACTGGGAACTCGTCGCCGTCGCCCGCGATGGCGGCATCTGGGTCTGTGATTGGGGCACCGTCGTCTCCACCAAAGACCTCCTCGCCAAAGACTTCCTCCGCGCCCGTCACATCACCATCGACGGCACCGGCGAAAAAATGTGGGCTCAGCGCGGCTACATCGACACCGGCTGGCAGCAAGACGATCAGCTCGATGTCTGCGCCGCCTCCAACAACTTCTTCCTCCCAGTCAAAGGCTCCGACGCCAAACACGGCCAGCTCCACGAAACCCGCGTCGCCACCCGCCCGAGCATGAAACTCCTCGTCTTCAATGACACCGAGATCAAAAACATGCTCTATGCGAATCGCTTCATGAACGGCAAAGACGGCGGATTCTGGCTCCCCGCCGATGCCGATCCCGAACTCAAACTCGGCCACACCGGCCAAAAACGCGACGACCACGGCGACTGGCAAAAAGTCCCCCGCGACCACTTCGGCGATTGCTCCAAATACGGCTGCGTCGATTTCCAAGCCATGCGGGCCGCGGGGATTGTCAGCTAACCAAAAGCTCACCAACGAGTGAGCCTTAGCGAACACGCTCGGTGCAGCGCACGTTCGCCCCCGTCAATCCGGTCACTCCCGTCAATTTGGTCCTCCCCGCCTCATTGACACCGGGCCTCCCTTCATGCCCGCCGCCTCCCTCGCCGATCTCACCAACGACCTGCGTTTCCATGCGCGCATGCTTTACCCGGCGGACAACGCCGCGCAGCTCCAGTGGCTCACCGATCTCTACCTCGCCGCCGCCGAAGACCGCACCGGCGCGGAAATCACCGCCACCAGCTTCGAAGGCGCCTCCCACTCCGCGCAGTTCCGCGCTTCGTCACCCGAAGATCGCCGCCTCGCCCTCAAAGCCGCCATTGAAGAAGTCGAAGCCACCATCGCCGGAGCCGTCACCAAATCCCTCTCCCGCTGTTTCGGCATCCGCTTCGCCGCCGGTTACGCCCCCGCCGAAGTCCTCGACTCATGAAAACACCTCTCATTATTTGCGGCCCCGTCATTCCCAAAACGACGCTCATGGAAACACGGCTAGCCGTTAATCCTGGATCACCCCTTTCCTCGCTGATGATCCAGATGCCTGCCTCGATCGGTAAAACCACCGACATCGAATTCACCATTCAAAAGCTCATCCGCGACACCTGCCAGCAAGTCGGCATCCCTTCCTATATGCGCCACTCGTTTGGCGCATAGCACTGAGCACTGAGCACTGAGCACTTCCCTATTCCGCGCGCATGAAACGCTCCCGCAAATCCCCCGCCATCTCCGGCACCACTGGCATCGTCAACAGCCCGAAGATCACCAACGCCCTCCCCGCCTCCTCCGGCGGCTACCGCACCATGCCCACCTGGCAGCCATGGAGCACCAAATCGCTGGAGCGCATCCAGCGCACCCGCGACATCGTTCAAATCTCCCGCTTCCTCCAAAGCGAAAACGGCATTCCCCAGGTCCGCTACGCCTGCCGCCAGCTCCCCCGCGAAGCCGTCGGCAAAGGCATCGGAGCCAAAAGCATCTCCGCCAATCCCGACTTCGTCCGCGATGCCACCGCCATCTTCGCCAAATGGGCCGATTCCCCCGCCGTCGATCTCCGTAAAGAGCAAACCTTCTACCAGCTCCAGGCGGGATGGCTCTCCGGCATGCTGGGTGATGGCGAGCTCCTCATGCTCCCCGTCTTCGACCCCACCGGCCTCGGCTGGAGCCTCAACGACAAATCCAAGCGAGCCTTCCAGATCCAAACCCTCACCCGCGATCAGCTCACCAATGGCGATGTGAAAGATGCCGCCACCGAGCGCTGCTACCACGGCCTCTTCTACAACAAGCTCGATCAGCTCACCAAGATCCGCCTCAACCTCGACGACACCGCCCTCGGCAGCACCTCCGGCAAATACACCGACATTTCCGCCATCAACTCGATGGGCCACCGCCACGTCTTCCACCTCAAAGACCCCGCCCGCATCAATCAGTATCATGGCGATCCCGCCATCTTCGCCAGCGGCAAAGACCTCCTCGACGTTCTCGACCTCAAAGCCCTCCGCAAGCACTCCGCTAAAGTCCGCGCCGCCCTCCTCGGTGCCACCACCACCAAAGACGGCAAGGTGCTCAATGCCATGCAGCAGGCCCTCACCGCTGAGCAATCCGGCACCCCCGCCGCCGATACCGGCCGCCGCTTCATGGAGATCGGAGAAGGAGCCATCTTCATCCCGCTTTCCACCGATGAAGAATTCCAATTCTTCAACAACCCCACCGAGGGCGTCCCCTTCAAGCAAATCCTCGAAGACCTTCTCCATCCCTTCATCTTCGAATTCGGCTACCCGCCCGAATGGATCTTCATGCGCGGCAAAGTCGGCGGCACCGAATACCGCGGCTTGCTGGAGCAAGTGAAGCGAGCCCACGAAGGCCTCCGCTCCAAGCTCTACCCGCTCATCCAGTGGATCTGGGAAAAAGTCATCGGCACCGCCATGATGCCTGGCGGCCCCTTGTTCCAATACGCCACCGTCGAAGACTGGAACGTCATCGACTTCGTCACCGACCCCGATCCCTCCGCCGATGCCGGCCGCGATCACAAAGCCCAGATGGAGCGCCTCGGGGAAAACCTCATCACCCCCAACGACCTCGTCGAGCTCCTCACCGGCAACGACGGCCAGCGCACCCGCGAAGCCGCCATCGCTCAAAAACTCGACCTCATCCGATATGCTCTTCAATATGGTCGGATTGCCCCAGAGATTCCGCCCAGTATTTGCACCATCCTCGCCCTCGGCCAGCGCACCAGCAGCTCCAGCAGCCTCCTCACCACCCTGAGCCCTGAGACCCTCGCCGCCGATCTCGCCGCCATGGATGGGGCCACCTAGCCCCGTCAATCCGGTCACTCAGGTCATTCCGGTCACTCTCCGTCTTTGACACTTCCAGCGCTTCGACATGAAGCGCTTTCAATACCAGATCAAAAACCTTGGCAACTCCACCGGGGAAATCCGCATTCGCGGCGTCATCGGCATCAGCAACAAAGATGAAGAATGGATGGGCATGACCTTCGAAGGTCAAGGCGGCACGGTAAAAGAATTCGAGACCGAGCTCCGCGCTCTCGGAGAGGTCACCAATCTGCACCTCTACATCTCCAGCGAAGGCGGCCTCGTCTCCGATGGCCTTGCCATTCACAACATCCTCAAGCGGCACAGCGCTCAAAAAACCTGCTTCGTCGATGGCTACGCCTACAGCATCGCCAGCGTCATCACCACCGCCTGCGATGAAGTCCGCATGCCCTCCAATGCGCTACTCATGATCCACAACGCCTCCACCTTCACGGGCGGCGATTATCGTGAATTCGAGCGCCAAGCGGAAGCACTCAAAGCCCACAACAAAGCCATCCGCAATGCCTACGCCGCCAAATCCGGCCGCGATGAAAAGGAATTCATCGGCCTCATGGATGCAGAGACCTACCTCGACGGCCCCGCCGCCAAAGCCCTCGGGCTCGTCGATGTCGTCACCGATGAAGTCGCACTCTCCAATCTCGTCTGCTCCCCCGCATTCCGAAACAGCGCCCAGTTCACGCGCCAGCCCGCCCGTTTCGCCGCCCTGTTTGACACTCCACCGCCTCCGACGCCCAGCGCTCAACCCACCTCCTCCACCGACTCCATGAAGCCCCTCATCGCCCTCGCCTCCGCCCTCGGCATCTCCCTCCCGGAGAACTGCACCGAGGATCAAGCCATCGCCGCCTTCAAGGCCCACAAAGCCCCTGAAAAGAACGTCGTCATCGACTTCGAAGACGCCGCCGTCAAAGCCGCCTTCGACAAGCGCATCACCGAAGCCACCAAGGCCGACAAAGACAGCCTCACCGCCCTCCAGACCGAGCTGACCAACCTGAAAGCCCTCATGGCCAACGGAGCCGCCGGAGCCGCCGGTGGCGGTGCTCCCGCTCCCGCAGCGTCCGCCAAGACGGAGAACACCATGGCCCGCAGCGCCTTCAACAAGCTCCCCCACGCCGAGCGCAACGCCTTCATGGCCTCTGGTGGCAAGCTCACCGACGACTGATCCCCGCATTGACACGCTGAAACCTAACACCCCTCCACCTCCTACTCCTCACCATCATGGCTAACGACATCTCACTCACCGGACTTACCGAAATCCTCTATCAAGCCCGCGACATGGTCGCCCGCGAACCTACCGGCTTCGCCCAGGGCGTCATGGTCAACGGTGGCTCCGAAGGCGTCTCCGCAGGCGGCACCGTCACCTCCCTGCGCACCACCGAGCCCACGCTCGAAACGTCCTACACCCCGGCCATGACCACGCCCGATGCAGCGGACATCACCACGGCGGCGGAAACCCTCACCCTCAGTCTTTTCGCCGGTGCCAGCATCCCGCTCAAAGGGGAGCAGTTCGCCCAGCTCGCCAACACCGTCGGCGCGGAGCTCGCTCTGCAGCAGCTCTACAAGCAGGGCATTCGCAAGATGATCAATGCCATCGAAGCACAGATCGGCACCGCCGCCTACCAGGGCGCATCCCGCGCCACTGGCACCGCAGGCACCACGCCCTTCGCGTCCAATCACAACGACATCAACGCGCTGCGCCAGATCCTCGAAGACAACGGCTGCCCGCTCGATGACGGTGAGCTCTCGCTCATCATCAACAGCGCCGCAGGCACCAAACTGCGCAACCTCACGCAGCTCACCAAGGTCAACGAAGCTGGCAGCGATTCCCCGATCCGTCGCGGCGAGCTGCTCAACATCTCCGGCTTCTCCATCCGCACTTCTGCCGGTGTGCAGCTCCATACGAAAGGAGCAGGCACCGGCTACGACTTCAGCGGCTCCGAAGCCATCGGCCAGACCACGCTTTCCTTTGAAGGCGGCACCGTCAACACCACCGGCATCAAAGCCGGTGATGTGATCAGCATGGACACCGACACCGCCAACAAATACGTCGTCAAAACCGGCAGCACCGCCACCAGCGGCGACATCGTGATCAACAACCCCGGCCTCCGCGTCGCGGGCACCACCTCCTCCGAGATCACCATCGGCGACAGCTACACCGCCAACGTCGGCTTCCACAAATCCGCCATCGAGCTCGCCATGCGTCCGCCTGCGCAGCCCCCTGGTGGTGATGTCGGTGAAGAGATCGCCGTCCTCGTCGATGAAAAGACGGGACTCAGCTTCTCCGCCCGCCTCTACAAAGGCTACGGCATGAACCAGATCAAGCTTATGGCCTTCTACGGCGTCAAAGTCTGGAAGCCCGAGTTTGTCGCCACGCTCCTCGGCTAAACGTGTCGCCAGGCACATCCTGCATCGTTCAGCAACGGCCCGCCCCCACCGGCGGGCCGTTTTTTTGACACCCACAAACCCGCATGGCCAAACCCAAATCCTCCCCCACACCGTCAATCCCGTCATCCTCGTCAATCACGTCACTCACCGTCATTGAGCACACCGTCCGCCTCGCCCATCCCGAGGAACTGCCCCCCATTCTCACCGCCATGGCCTCGGATGGCTGGCAGATCATCACCATCGTCCACTGCCGTCACAGCAACGAGCACGCCGCCTACTTCCGCCGAAATTGACACCCGCCCCACTTCGTCATCCCAGCGCTTCCTCGCTGTGGTTTGGTTGCTCAGAAACCCGTCGCGTCTTCATGGTTAGGCGCGGCGGGTTTCTTGCCTTCGTCATTCGTCATTCGTCATTCGGCATTCGGCATTCGGCATTCCTCATTCGTCATTCGTCATTCGTTTTTGACACCCGCCCTCCGGCATGCCTGTCACGCCTCAGCAACGCTTCCAAGACGCCGTCTCTCGCGGCATGGCGGCCAGCCCCTTCGCTTCCACGGCGTCGGCGCCTCTCTACCTCCGCCGCGGCACCTCCCGCATCCCCCTCATCGGCTGCACCATCAGCGAAAAAGACAACGCCGCCCAAGCGGAGGAATTCGGACTCGAGCGCAAATACACCTTCAAGGCCCACATCCCCAAATCCAAGCTCCCCACCGCTCCCGATCGCGAACTCGACAAGCTCGAATATCGCGGCCGCACCTACGACATCGACGCCGTCACTGGCGCGGCGGAGCACTCCCCAGTCTGGGCCGTCCAGGCATCCTGCCCTCTCAAAGCCTGACGCATGAGCACCCTCGCTGAAACCAGCCCTGAAATCCACCTCGCTGAAATCTTCCGCGATTACCTCGCCCACGCCGACAGCATCCGCGCCGGCGTTCCGGATGCCACCGCGCTCCCCAAAGTCGTCTTCGACCTCGCCCGCGAGCCCGATTTACCCTCCCTGATCATCGTGCCGAAGGAAGACGGCACCAAAGGAGCTCGCCGCATCATCAATCTCAGCTTCATGAACATGGCACGCATCGTCGCCGACGATGAAAACGCCGCTGAAGTCGCCAATGCCGCCACCACCAGCGAAGTCCTCGCCACCATCGCCCGCATCGACGAGCGACTCCGCACCATGAAAACCGGCCAGCTCGACGGCACCGATCTCCTCGGCTTCCGCGATTGGTTCACCACCCTGGATGCCTCCCGCCTCGCCGGATTCCGCATCACCAAGATCCATCACCTCGGCTGCGCCCCCGTCCAGCGCCGCAGCGACAAACGCGTCCTCATCGCCGCCTGCACCCTGGATGTGCATCTGCAGCTCATCGCCGTTTGACACCCCGTCCCCATCATCGCCGATCCCCGTCATCCTCAAACCCATCCATCACCCTTTCGGCTATGCCCTACGATCCTCACTCCCTCTACGGTTCACTCACTGACGGCGATCTCCTCGAATACAACGACAGCGGATTCGTGGTGAAAAGCTACAAGCTCACCCCGCGCGTCAACAAAATCGAAAAGAAAGGCCACAAAGCCGCCGTCAGCGGCACCGCCCTCACCGGCGTCAGCGTCGCCAACACCGGCGATCTGTTCACCAAAAGCAGCCACGGACTCACCACGGGCCAGCGTGTCACCGTCGCCGACTTCTCCGCTGGCATCACCGCAGGCACCTACTACGCCATCAACGTCAGCGCGAACACCTTCCAGCTCGCCACCACGCATGCCAACGCGCAAAACGGCATTGCCACCGCCGTCAGCGCTGATGGCACCGGCGGCGTCGTCACTCCCGTCACGCCGGCCAGCTACCGCCAGATCCTCCAGGTGCAGGTCGATGTCTTCGGCGCGGAAATTGAAGTCGTGGGCGAGCCCATCCCGGACGCCTCCGGCCACCTCACCGGCCTCGCCCGCGTGGTCCCTGGCGAGCACATCAGCAGCCTCGCCAACTTCCAAGACGATGTCGAAACGCACGGCATCGAGCGCGATACCACCAAGCTCCTCCTCGTCGGTGAAGTCTCCCAAAGCCGCAGCCCGGAAAACCCCGCGGAAGTCACCATCCCCGCGACCTACTACCCCGAGATCGCTGCCCCCGCCGCCTGATCTCTGCCCTCTGATCTCTGATCCCCAGCATGCAGGCCCACTACTTCCAGCACCAAAACGCCGTCGTGATGCACGTGGAAACCGTGCATCGCGACGGCCGCCTCACGCTCACCCGTGAGCCTGGCAGCAAGCCCTTCATCACCTGCGCGCAGTCTGCCAAACCGCGCCCCGGTTACGCCCGCCTCATCCCTGATCCGCCGCCGCCGCCCCCGGCTCCAACTCTTCCTCCCGAAGACACGCCCGAAGAATAAAACGCCCGCCCATCCCCAGCCGATCCCCCTTTTCATGAGCAAGCCCGCCTCACGCTCCGTCAACGCCGTTAGCGTCTCCAACACCAAGCTCGCCGCCTGTCTCGCCGCCCTCGGCTTCCCTTGCGACTGCAAGCCCCTGCACGACGTCACCACCGGCAAAAACGTCCGCGAATTCCTCTTCCAAGAGCGCAGCGTCCGCCCTGGCTTCACGCACCTGCACATCGGCATCGCCAAAGCCTACGAAAGCGGCGCGCTCCCTGCCAGCGATCCCATGCACCCGCTCTGCGTCATGATGCGTGCTCAGCACAACTACGATCGCATCCTCGACATGCACAAAGGCGCGATCATGAACCTCCGCAGCATCCCCGGCGGTCAAATGACCGAATACCGCCGCCACACCGCCCTCGATCCCGATTCCAAATTCACCGGCCGCGTCCCCTGCGATGACCTCGCGCTCGCGGCGGCCCTCGGCGGCGTCGGTTTGCCCGTCCGCGACTTTGAAGGCCCGGAAGGAGCCCGTCGCTACTGGCTCCCCCGCCACGGCTACGCCCGCCTCAAACCCGACGGACAGACCGTGCTCGAAGACGCTGAAATCCTCCTCCGCCGCAGCCCCACCGAGGCCGATCCGCTCCGCCTCGCCCTCGAGCTCACCGATGCCATGCACTCCGTCGTCCTCGGCTACGACGCCTTGCACAGCCGCGCCATCCTCAAAGCCCTCCTCCTCGGCCAAGACCCCTTCCTCCACCTCCGCAGCGCCCGCCACCACGTCATCCTCAGCAGCGACCACACCGGCCGCGTCATGGACGAAATCAGCCGCCGCATTGGAGCCCCCGCGCTGCGCGCGGAATGACGAATGACGAATGCCAAATGACGAATTTATGAGCAGCCTATCCAAACTCATCGCCGCCGAGAAACGCATGACCGATGTGGAGCACCGCAATCTCATCGAGCATCGCGGCTACAAACCCAGCGTCGTCGAATTCCTACGCGATCGCGGCTTTCGCGAAGCAGGCGAGATCCGCCACGATGATGGCACCACCTCGCCCACGTTCCTGCGGCAGACGCATTCCCCGCACCTCCACATCCCCGTGCATCCCGGCGACGATCTCGATGAAGTCCTCACCGCCATCTACGATGCCGGTTACACCGACGGCGGCGATCGCATCGCCACGAAATGGCAGAGCTTCCAAGACGCCGTCAAACGCCCCCGCCGCCCCTCCGAAACCGAGCGCAGCTTCGACCAACGCCTCGCCGCCCTCGAAGCCAAACTAAGCACTGACCACTAAGCACCCTGCATTCCCACCAATCTCCAATCTCCAATCTCCAATTTTCAATTTTCAATTTTCATTCCCCCTCCATGAACACAGCCCCCCCCGCCGATCCCGATCACTCCTCCGAATCCTACGCTGCCACCGCCGAGATCGAGCGCCAGCGCATCGTCGCCGAAAGCGAAGCGCACGCTTGGCGCGGCCAGCTTTTGCAACCCTGGGCCCGCGGCACGCAGACGCTTTACGCCCGACTCGTCACGCTCGATCTCCCCGGTGGCGATCTCGAAGATCTGCCGCACATGCGCCAGCGCTTCGAGGAATTGAAAGCCCAAAAACCCACCGACGCCACCTTTGATCAATGTGTCGATTTTGACCTCTACCTGCCCGCCGCCACCAAAGTGCTTTTTCTCGTCGCCGTGCCAGGGGATCAATGGTTTCACCTGCGCGGACAGCCCTCGCGCCTGATCGCTCACATCGAGTCATGGGGCGCAGAAAACATCAGCCACAGTGAAAAGGCTGAAGCCTGCCATCTCGCCTCACGCATTCTCACGGAGCATCGCGCGGTGATGCCCATGACCCGCCCCATGGGAGGCGGCCACCGCAGCAACGACGCGGGAAACTAGCCCTGCCCGTCCCGGAGGCGCAATACACCGCCCTCCTCGCACGGGCCTTACCAGGCACCCCCATTCATGCGCTCGACTGGCACATCTCCCTCGCCCGCGGCTGGAGCCTCATCCACGCCGCCGGCATCCTCCACGGCGAAGCCTACATCTGGCCCGATCCCCGCCTCTCCCCCATCGGCCGCACCCTCCTCAAAGCCCACCACCTCCGCCAACAAAAACCCTGGAAACAGCAAATCGAAAGGGAGCTGTAACGAACCAGTTCTGGCAGCCCGCCTAGAAACCACTGACACCGCAGACTAATGAGCACTATCGAAGCCAAGAAACCATCAAAGGCCAAGCGCCCAAGGGCTTGCCAGCAACGCCCTTGTTCGGAAGACGCATTGCGCGAGGCTGCGCGGACATTGTTTGCTGCCGCGTTCCAGTGCTCGAACACGCTCGCCAAGGAATCAACATATCCATTCACACGGGCGACCGTTGAAGTGCGACGGAACAATCTCCGAAAAGCCGCTGCCTTCCTGGAGTCATTTCTTCCGAACAGTTAATTATACCAACTCAAGTTGTGATAACCACCCCGTCAATCCGGTCATTCCTTCCGTGTCTTTGACACCCGCCGCTCAGCATCCGCCGATCCCCGCGCATGTCTGACACCGATGGCTTCCACGTCCGCTCCGCTCCGTTCGAGCAGGGTTTGCAGCGCCTCCTCAGCACCAGCAAGCGCGCCGCAGCCGACGTGCTTCGCAGCGAAGCCCGCATCGTCTTCAAAAACGTCGCGCTCTACACCCCGCCAGCCCATGCGGGCACCACCGGCAAATCCGCCGAATCTCACGCCAAAACCAAAGTCGCGGCCGACATCCGCGCCCTCTACGGCACCCCTAGCGATGCCTACGACCTCCTCCCGCAGTCCACCGGCGTTGCGGATGCCTTCTGGTCCCACTACAAACGCGGCGAGATCGCTGATGCCAACGACATCCTCCGCGGCACCACCGGCAGCATCTTCTACACCTTCGATGCGGGTGAGTTTCACCGGAAAAACTTCCGCCAGCGCCGCCGCAAGGGCAGCGGCTTTCGCTTCTACGTCAGCGAGCCCAAAGAGATCGATCTCTACATCCAGATGCAGCAGGAGAACGTCTGGTGGCTCGCCTCCGGCTGGCATGACGCGCTCGCCGCGCTCGGCGTCAAAGGGCTGCCCTACGGCATCGCAAAGCATCCGGAGGCACCCGGCACGCTCCGCGTGGACATCAGCAGCGCAGCCATTGAAATCGCGATGCAGAACAACGTCCAATACGCCCGCCAGGTGAAGGACTTCCAGCGGCGAGTCAAGTGGGCCATGAACTTCCGCGCCGATCGCATGCAGGCCCAGTGGGAAAACTACCTCGCCAAAATCGCCGGAGAAAGCGGCCTAAAAACCTCATGAGCAACGCCATCGAAGCCTCCCTGCGTCTCGAGATCACGCAGTATCAGCAAAACCTCGCCAAAGCCAAAGCCGAGGTCGCTAAATTCCGCGACGAAATGCGCGCCACCGGCGGCGTCTCCCGCAGCATCCTTGGCCCTGACGACACGTGGGTCAAACACCGCGCGAATCTCGCCGCCTTCAATAAAGAACTCGGCAACCTCCGCGGCGGTGGGCGCATGGCCCTCGGTGGCGCGGCGATGCAGGTCCAGGACATCGCTGTGCAGCTCCAGATGGGCACCAAGGCCAGCATCATCTTTGCGCAGCAAGGTTCGCAGCTCCTTTCCATGTTTGGCCCCGGCGGCATGATCCTCGGCGGACTCGTCGCCATCGGCGGAGCCTTCATCACCGCCGGACAAGCCGCCCAAGACGGCCTCGCCAAAGGCACCGCAGAAGCCGCCGCGCTCAAACGCGAGATCCAGGGCATCCTCACCACCGGCGGCCTCCCGCAAATGGTGGCCGGCCTCCAAAAACTCAGCGACCTCCGCAGCACCTTCACCTCGCCCGATCAGGGCCTCAAAGCCTACTGGACCGAAGTCATGGCCGTCGCAGGCGGTCCCACGGGCGATCAAAAATTCGCCGCCGATCAGCAAAAGCGCATGGCGGAGGCCAGCATGCGGCAAGACCTCATCCGCGGCATCCTCCGCGCTGCGCAAGAGGAGCAGCGCATCGCGGAAGCCCGCGCCGCAGGGAACGAAAAAACCGCCGTCTCTATGGAGCGCCAGCTTGCCCTCTCCAAAGAGCTCGCCCGCATCCAGTCCCTCAACCTGCCGGATGAAGTCAAGGCCGCCCTCGCGCAGACCGCCACCGCCCAAAGCGGAGCCTCCGCCCTCGCCGCCAGCGCGCAAGAGCGAAAAGACGCCGCCGCCCGCATCGCAGCGCTCCGCGCTGAGACCGCGCAGATCGCGGAGGGAATGCTACCCGATGATCAGCAGCTCGCCCGCCTCAAAACCCGCCTGCAGTCCATCCTGGGGGCCGCTGGCCCCTCCGGCGGCGTTTCCAGCGTCGGAGCCCTCGGAGCCCTCGCCAACGCACGCCAAAGCGAAACTCTGCTCAAAGACTACCGCGAGGCGCTGAACATCCAGAAAGAAATCACCGCCCTCGAAACCGCCGCCGCCGATCGCGCCGCCGCCCGCCGCAAACAGCAAGCCGCCGAAATCAAGCAGCAGCTCGATCAGGCCCAGTCCAAACAAGAGCAGGCCGACAAAGAACAAGCCGCCCAATCCCGCGCCAAAGGCGAGCTCGCCGCTGAGCTGCAAATCGACCGACTCCGCGCCGCCGGGAAAAAAGAACTCGCCGACATCGAGACTCGCCGCCTCCAGATCACCCGCGAGGCCTACCAGATCCAGCAGGCCACCGGCATGAGCGAGCAGCAATCCCTCGCCCTCGCCCGCGAGCGTGACCAGCTCCGCCAACAGATGCAAAACACCACCGGAGGCGCTGGCAGCACCAAAGCCCGCCAGTTCACCGAAGCCGATCGCCAAACCGGATGGACGCACCCCAGCACCCGCGCGGGCAAATCCCGCCTCATGGGCGGCATTGACGACTGGTGGTCCATGCAAAACAGCCCCTCCACCTGGCAGCGCGCCCAAATGCAGCCCAGCGGCTGGACCCAGCTCCAGCAGCGCGCCAACGGTGCCAACCCGCTCCAAAACCGCCAGCAACAAAACGCGGAAGCAACCCAGCGCCGCAGCGAACCCACCGTCAACCTCGGCACCAAGGAGATCGAGCTCTTCATGCAGATGAAAGACGCCCTGCTCGGCCTGCTCGGTTAATCGCAAACAAACGCCCCCTCATGTCCACCTACGACCGCAAACTCTACGGCGAGCAACTCTTCCGCCTCACCCCGGACCGCTGCCCTCGCCGCGTCGGGGAAATCCCCGTCCTCACTCAGCGCTTTCAATCCCCCAGCGAAACTGAGTTTCAGCTTGGCGAAGAGCCGGATGGCTGGCCCGGCATGCGAATCACCATGATTGATCCCGAGGAGGAAATCCCCGGCGAGGCCTACATCCTGAACATCGAAGCCGAAGGCCTCCCCGATGCCGATGGCGTCACCGCCAAAATCCTCGCCCATGATGAAGACCTCCCGCAGCAGGGATGGGACACCGTAAGCCGCCGCATCTACACCTCCGATCCAAACGACACCGCCTTCCTCAAAGGCGGGCAGATCATGGGCACGCCCGTCACCGGCGTCACCGGCGAGGCAGATGATGAAATATTTACCAAAGCGGCGCACGGCCTCGTCAGCGGCCAACTCGCCGATTTCACCTTCAGCTCCGGCTTTGGCGGCTGCACCAGCGGCACTCGTTACCTCATCACCCGCCTCAGCGCGGACACCCTTCGCCTCGCCGATCCATCCCTCACCCAGATCGTTACCGGCGCACACAGCACAGACCTCATCACGTCTCGTCCGAGCACGGATGCCACACAGACGGAGGCGCACGGATTCACGGACGGCACCGCTGTCATCTTTGCCATCCTGCGCGGCGGCGCGGGACTCAGCACTCACACTGTTTACTACGTGCGCGATGCCACCAGCACCACCTTCAAACTCGCCACCACGCCCGGCGGCACCGCCATCAATTTCACCTCCAACATCAGCGGCTACAGCACCATCGTCCCGCTCGTCAGCCTCAGCAGTGACGGCACCGATGGCACCCTCACGCCCGTCATGCTCGGCTATGAGCGTCTGTGGGTCACAGATCGGCGCAAGAGCAAAGCCCGCGGATGCGTGGAGGCGGAGGCCCTCGGCCTCGCTGGATACCACATCCTCGATCTCCAACTCATGGGGCTCAATCAAGTCTCCGGTGAGGTCAAGCATCCCGTGCGCACCATCAGCGCTAACGGGCAGGCTTTGCGCATCGAAAACTTCACCCCCGTCAATTTTACCGGACATCCTGTTTACACCGGCGGCACGGATGACACGCTCGATCAGGACAGCACGCACGATTACGCCCTGACCGGCAATGTGGACTTTGATCTCTCGCAGACGCATCTCAGCATCGTTTACATCTCCCCCGCGCCGCCGCCCACGTGGATGCTCGGCAGCGGTTATCGTTGGGTGCCCACGGATGCGCCGCCCGTCACCGTCATCGGCCTCGCGGGCAGTAATGACACCATCCACTTCCCCAACGGATGGAAGCTCGGCAACCTGCAAAGCAGTCAGATCCCCGGCCAGCAGCTCTACCTCACCAGCGTGAACCTCATCTACCAGCGCGGCACCACGCCTGGCGAATAATCCATGAAAGCCGAACGCGACAAACCCAAGCTCAAGCTCCCCAAACCGCGCGGCGTGCTCCTGCGCCGAGAGATGGCGGGCATCATGCGCCAGCTTGAAGAGCACCTCGGCATCAGCATCGAAATCGAAGGTGCGCAAACCGCGCAAAGCGGCCCCGGCGGGCAGTTTCGCTTCTCACAGCTCCCCAGCGGATCCGCCGCGGCCGCCACGGAGATCTGGAGCAACTTCCAGCCCGTGCTCGTGGACTCCACGCACATCACCGTCAGCAACGGCAGCTTCAACTCCACCACGCCCTTCATCGGTGGCACCGCCATCAATGCCAGCACCCCGCCGCAGCTCACCGTGGATGCCAGCGCGCTGCAAATCGTCTATCTCGTCGTCGATACCACCATCCAGACCAATGCCAGCAATTACGTCACCGGCTTCGTCATCAAAAGCCCCACGAGCAGCAATTTGACGATTGAGGCCTTCAGCTCCGCGCAGACCAGCACGAACAGCAAGCGCTACATTGAGCTCTTTCGCTGGCAGGCGGGCGCGCTCGTCAACCGCACCCGCTACAACAACCTCGGCGCGCAAGTGCGCGACAACGGCACCGCCAGCGGCGTCCCTGTCTGGCAGCTCTGGTGATCGCCATGTCCCGCCCCACCGACATCAATTTTGAGACCAACGACTGGCGCAACACACCGCCCACGATCGAGCGCGTGCATGCGCAGATCGAATTCGCGCCCGTCACACCTGGCACCGTCCACTGGTATCCCATGGACCGCCACCCCCTCGGCGCGGATGCTTTGATCGAAACCCTCTTTGGCAACGACTTCAGCACCGAAAGCGCCGCCATCACCATCAGCACCGTCAAGTCCGCCCCGCTGCGCATCAAATACACGCAGCGAGCCTACAATCACGGCACCGGCGTCACCACCAGCACCGAGCTCGAAACCACCGGCACCTACAGCCAGGCCAAGACCCCGCGCCCCACGCCCCTCGCCAGCTACACCTACTTCAACAACTTCCGCCTCGCGCAGATCGCCTAGCCAACCGTCACTCTGGTCAATCCCGTCATCACGGTCCCTCCGCTTTTTTTGACACGCGCGCGCCTGCGTGACGATCACCGCTTATCTCAATCTCCGCACCGGCACCGCGCTCACCAGTCAGGGAGGTTACGGGCTGCTCGGAGGCCGGGAAATCTCAGCCGGCATGCCTCCATCTGAGGCACTGCAGCTTCCCCTCGGCGATACGCCTACCCTCCGCCTCCGCGTTTTCGATCCCTGGGACGATGACAGCGTCGCGCTCCTCGCCGCGGACACCCAACTCGTCGCCACGCTCAAAGCCTGGAACGATCACAACGGCGACGCCCTCGCCCGCATCGCCAACGATGGATGGGACAAACCCGCCACCATCACCGACAACGCGCAGGACGATCTCGCCGACAGCCCCGGCGGTTTCTACACCGGCACACTCGATCTCAGTGGCGACGACCTTGTCGCCCTCATGCCCGCCGGCACCGATCGCGCCTACTGCCACCTCCAGATCGAAACCCTCACCGCCAGCGGCGTCCGTCAAAGCAGCCAATGGATTCCCGTGCTGATCCTCAGCGACATCTGCCGCGGCACCGATACCGCCCCCGTCACCAGCGCGCAGCCCACACCCAGCGCGCCGCTTTACTACAAAGCCATCACCGCCCTCACCGGCGGCGGCACCACGGCCCTCGACGGCATCCCCACCGTCGGCAAAACCAGCCTCCTCGTCCTCCTCTACGTCTCCGATGAGCTGCAAACCTGGCGACTTTTCAGCGGCACCACCGCCGAAGACGCCGCCAGCGGCATCGTCCGCCCCGACGACTACAACGCCAGCACCAACGCCCAGATCTGGAAACGCATCGGCTAAGGCTAGTCCTCAATTTCCAATCTCCAATTTCCAATCTCCAATTTCCAATCTCCAATTTTCAATCTTCAATCTCATGAAGCTTTTCGCCCTCCTCACCGCCACCGCCCTCCTCCTCGCCTCGCACGCATCCGCGCAGGTCAAAAACGTCACCAAAACCATCAGCACCAACGGACTGGTGGAAAACCTCGTCGTCCCGAGCGGCAAAACGCTCACCATCAACAGCGGCGGCAGCATCATCAACAACGGCACCGCCACCGGCTTCACCGCCACCGCAGCCTGGGGCAGCATCACCGGCACCCTCAGCAGCCAGACCGATCTGCAAACCGCGCTCGACGCCAAACTCGCCAGCGCCACTGCCGCCAGCACCTACCAGCCCCTCGACAGCGGCCTCACCGCCCTCGCAGGCCTCGCCGATGCCTCCGGCGTCCTCACCAACAACGGCAGCGGCAGCCTCAGTTACACCGCCACCAGCACTGGCGGCAGCTTCACCAGCGATTCCGGCAAGCTCGCCCGTTTTGGAACCTTTGGCGAACTCAATGCCACCATGGTCTTTCAAGTCTATGGCCCCAGTGGCGTCGGCAGTTATCCAAACACCTCCATCTCTGCTTCCTCGCTGACTCTCGCGCAATCGGCCAGCAACTTCATCAGCCTCACCGCCGCCACCGTCACCGGCGGCAAATACATCAAACTCCCCGCCATCGGCACCGAGGCAAGCCCCGCCACGCTCATCACCGATCTCGACACCGGCACCGTTACCAACGCCATGCTCGCAGGCTCCATCGCCCTCAGCAAGCTCGCCATCACCGGCACCCCCGACGGCACCAAATATCTCCGCGACGACGGCACCTGGCAAACCGTGACCAGTGGCGCAACGCTCGCGGGCAACACCTTCACCGGCCTCCAGCAATTCAGTGGCACCGATCACGCCGGACTCCGCCTCAACAACCTCACCACCGTCCAGCGCGACGCCCTTGCCTCCCCCGCCGCAGGCATGGTCATCTGGAACTCCACGGACGGCCGCATGCAGCTCCACAACGGCACCTCCTGGACCTCCGGCATGGTCCGCCTCTCCGGAGACACCATGACCGGCGTCCTCAGGCTTCCCGCTGGCACCGTCTCCGCGCCCGCTGCCACTTTGGGCGACAGCGGCACCGGCATCTATCGCAGCGCCACAAACGAGTTCGCCATCACCAACAACGGCACACAGAGGCTACGCACCACCACCAGCGGCGTGACCGTCACCGGCACTCTCACGGTTGGCGCTGGCAACATTCAGGATCTTGGCAGCGGGCAGCTCAGCCTCGGCTCTGGCAGCCATTACGCCGCTTCCGGCGGATTCTTTGCCACCACGCTTCTGCGTGTAAGTTCATCTGGACTCGGGGGCGGAAACTTCACGCAGCTCCGCGTCATCGCCGCCAACACCGGACTTTTTGAAAACAGCACTAGCCCGCACGCCATTTACGTCGCCAACACCTACACCAGCAGCACCAGTTACGAAGCCGCCGGTATCCGTTGGAGTAGCAACGCCGCCATCTTCGGACCCGTCAAAGGCAGCGGTGGCGGCAGTAGTCGCAACGCCAGCTACCACACCACCGAAACCGGCGTGAACTGGAGCAGCGGCAGCGGCAGCCCTGAAAGCGTCGTCACCGCCCCCGTGGGCAGCCTCTACACCCGCACCGATGGCGGCGCATCGACCACGCTTTACGTCAAAGAATCCGGCACCGGCAACACCGGCTGGATCGCCAAGTGACCCTGTAGGCCAGCTCTGTGAGCTGGCTTTCCTCGAACCGCAAACACCCCGCCACCGCCATGAGCATCGAAGATGGAGAAGGCCGCGAAATCATCCGCCTTGGAAACATCCACGCCGCCGCCTTCAAAGGCGCGATCTACTTTGCGCCCATCTTCGCCATCTGGATCGTCACCAAAGTCCTTTCCCACGACACCGAGATCGCCGTCCTCAAATCGCAAATCGCCTACGGCGACAAACGCGGCGTCTCGCAATCCGTCAACGTCGGCAAAACCGATGAAGCCGCCACGCAGCTCATCCAAGGCAGCCCGCATCGCGACTACCTCACCACCGCCGAAGTCGCCGCCAAAGAAAACGTCAGTGTGCGCGAAGTCGTCGACATGATCGCCACCGGCGAGATCGTCCCACTCCCGCAAAAAGAAGGCCGCGAATACCGCATTGCCGCAGACTACCGCCGATTGCGGCATCCTGCCGCAGACTGCGGCGAACAGCCGCAATGAACCCATTCTCCAATCTCCAATTTCCATTCCTCAATTTTCAATTCTCCGCCGCTTTTTTGACAAGCTCCCTCCCACGTCATGAAAACCTTCCTTCTCTGCCTCTTCACCTTCGGCCTCCTCGCCCTCGCCACCGCCTCCGCGCAAACCGCCGCGCCCATCCCCGGCGTCGATCCCGCCATCCAGCAGGTCGTCACCGAGGCATTGCCCGCCAAATACGCCAGCTACGGCAGCGCCCTCATTCTCGGCATCATGATCCTTGGGCGATTTCTCACGGCCCTCGCCAACGGCCGCGGCCTCAAAGGCTGGCTCTCCGCCATCATCAACGGCACCAACGGCCCGAGGATCCTCATCGCCGCTCTCTGCCTCCTCAGCCTCCCCGCCTGCTCCACGCCCGAGCAAAACGCCCGCCTCGGCCAGCTCGTCAACCTCGCCGTCGATGTCGCCGTCAAACGCGGCGCATTGACCCCCGACGACGCCGCCGCCATCCGTGAGGCCGAAACCATCATCCTCCCCGCCCCCGCGCCCAAAGCCCTCCCCGCCAAACAGCCCCTGGACGTGCAGCCGTAATTTATACACCACCCCGCGCCATAGGCCGTGTGATCGGCCTCCCAAAGCTGCCGCAGCACTCACAGCGCCCTCGCCCTCACCGGCGAGGGCGTTTTGCGTAAGTTGTTCACGCTTCAGCGTGTCCGGCCTTTTTGACAATCCCGCCGCGGCATCCATGAACCTAAAAGACATCCAAAACATCCAGCGCCGCATCGGAGTCACCGCCGACGGCTGGTGGGGGCCTCAAAGCATCGCCGCTTGCCAGTCGCACCTCAAAAAGCTCATGCCCGCGCGCAACCCTTGGCCTGCCACCGATCAAGCCAGCCTCACGCGCTTCTACGGCGCGCCTGGCGATGAATCCAAGCTCACCGCGCTCAACGTCGCCGATCTCGGGATCAAATACGACGGCAAGCCCGTCCGCGTCATCCGCTGCCACCTCAAAGTCGCCGCCAGCCTCCGCCGCGTGCTTGAAGCCCTGGCTCAAAGCCCGCACAAAAGCATCCTCGAAAAATACGCCGGATGCTACAACAACCGCCCCATGCGCAACGGCAGCCTCCCCAGCCTCCACGCCCGCGGTGCCGCCGTCGATTTTGACCCCGACAACAACACGAACCATCAGCACTGGCCCAACTCCGCCATCATGCCACTCGAAGTCATGGAAGCCTTCGCCCGCGAAGGATGGCTCCCCGCCGGACCCTTCTGGCATCGCGACGCCATGCACTTCCAAGCGACGCAGTGACGGACACGCTTTGCCCCGATGAGTGTGTAAAACGCGTGTAATCGCCCGCGCCACCTCCGTCCACGTAGGCAATCCACAACGCTTCAACTCCCCTCGCCTCCACCACTTTTTATGAGGGTGGAATGGGGTGTTTTAGTGGGGGAAATGGCGTTTTGGCGGGGGAGATGGGGGAAATGACGTTTTGGGCCTTTTTGGGCTTTTTTTGGCCTTTTGGCGTGTGTAATGGTGGGTAATGAATGCGGGCGAAATTGTTTCCTATGGCGGCGCGACGGTGCGGATTAAACCGCGGTCGAATGGGTTTTTTGCGATCACGTGGCGCGAAGCGAAGAAGGGGCGATCGACGACGGCGGTGTCGCTGGAGCGGGCGCGGAGGTTTGCTCGGGCGAAGGTGCGGGAGCTGGCGGGGGCTTCGGGATCGCGGGTGGTGACGGTTTTGGAGGCGCAGGCGGTGGAGGGGCTGAAGGAGATCGTGGGGGCGCGGTCGCTGCCGGCGGTGGTGGAGCAGCTGCGGGATGTGGTGGCGCGTGTGGGCGGCTTTTCGCATGTGGTGCGGGCTTGTGAGGCTTATCTGCGCGCGGGGCATGGAAAGCTGATTCAGGCGACGATGGAGGAGGCGGTGGAGTCGTTTCTGGGGGGCTTCAAGGTGGGTCTCTACAAACGCGGGATGCAGAAGGAGCTGCGGGCTTTTGTGGAGTCGGGCGGGTATGGGGATGTGCTGATCACGGATGTGGATGAGGGGATGCTGCGGGCGTGGATTGCTCGGGCGAATGCGGATGGCGGGGAGCCTGGATGGCGGTATTTCAATAACCGCCTGGCGACTTGGAAGACGTTTCTCAATTGGGCACGGAAACAGCGGATGCTGGTGCGTGAGGAGGGGCATGCGGCGGAGCTGATCAAGCCGGCGCGCTGGGTGGACACGGTGCCGGAGATCTGGACGGTGGATCTAGCGCGGCGTGTTTTGCAGGTGGTGCGGGAGGAGCTGAATGAGTCGCTGACTTACCTCGTGGTGGGCTGCTGGATGGGCCTGCGGCCGTTTGAGATGGGGCGGGTGGTGCCGGGGAAGTTTGATTGGGAGCGGGGCTATCTGTGCGTTGACGCGGATGTGGCGCAGAAGGTGATGCAGCAGCGGTTTGTGCCGATCCCGGCGAATGTGCGGGGGCTGCTTTATGAGCGGCTGACGGCGTCGGAGTTGTTTTGGGGGGCGCGGCAGGGTCGGAGGAAAGCGCGGCACATCGTGCGGAGTGACGACCAGGTGTTTGTGTCGCGGCTGCTGCGGGAGCGCGGGCTGATTGAAAGCTGGCCGCAGGATGTCATGCGGCATTCGTATATCTCGTATCGGCTCGCGCAGGGGCACGGTCGCGGGCAAGTGGCGGAGTGGTGCGGGAATAGCGAGAGTGAGATCCGGAGGAGTTACCGGAGGCCGTTGAGGCGGGAGGATGGGGAGGGGTGGTTTGGGGTGGGTTTGTGAATCTTCCTGCTACTCTTCATCTTCCTCTTACTCCCGGAAGGCTGGGGAGGAGGAGTAGGAGTAGGAGGAAGAGGAGGAGGGTGCTGGGCATAAAAAAGGCCGCTCGAATTGAGCGGCCTTTTTTGTGGAGTGATGGAGTGGTGGAGTGATGAACGGTGATTTAGGGCATGTAGGCGGCGGGGCGGAAGATGTAGAAGAAAATGAGCGCGGCGATGGCGGTGAGGGCGAGGGTGACCCAGACCCAATCGATGCGTTTGGGTGGGGTGTGGAGATGGGAGTGGCAGTAGGGGCAGAGGGTGGAGGTTTCGGCGACTTGATTGCCGCACTGGCCGCAGTAGCTGACGTGGGAGGTTTTGGAATCGACGGCGTAACCGATGGCGAGGAACACGACGGCAAAGGGCACGGTGCCAAAGATGGACAGGGGCAGGATGGCCGCGCCGGGTAGGGCGATGAGGAGGCCGCCGATGCCGATGAGGTAGCAAATGGCGGCGAGGCATCCGCTGCCACCACTGGTGACTTTGCGCGACATGCGCCAGGCTTGGATGGGTTCGGAGGTTTGCATGAGGTGACGGGGTGGACGGTGTTGACCGGATTGACGGGTTTACCAGCGGCGGGTGGATTGGGAGGCGGCGGCGGCGATGAAAAGGCCGATGATGACGAGCACGGCGATGCCGAGGATCTGGCCGATGGTTTGGAGGAATTCCCACATATCAGGCTCCGCGTTTGCGGCGGGGTTTAGGTGTTAGGCCGAGGTTTTCGGCGCGTTCGGGGGTGGGGGCTGCGCTGGAGGTTTCGTTTGGGCTGACCACGTGCTGCGTGGGGAGCGGGACAATGTTGGCAGTCGCCGTCGGTGGTGCGGACGTGTGGAAAGGCGTGATGGAATCGGCAGTTTGCGCACAAGGGTTTTTCGGGTGCCATGAGCGCGGTTTTATTAACTCAGATTCATTTTGTGAAGCGATTTTGTTCAGGCCTGCCGTTTTTTTTTCGAGCCACAAACGCAAGGCCTCGGCGATGATTTGATCGGCGGGGATGCCGGTGTTTTGCGCTTCGGTCAAAAGCAGTTGGAGCTCGTCAAGGGGCAGGGTGACGGGGATGGCGCGCATCATTTTTTCCTCCACCCATGCGGGGATGCTGCGCTCGCCACGCTCCCATTTGACGATGGCTTGCGCGGTGCAGCCGCCGAGTTCGCGCGCGAGCTGATCGCGGGTGAGGCCGCGAGATTGGCGCAAGGAGAGAAGAAGTTCTGGTTTCATGGGTAACTAAAATTACCCGTTTTAATACAATGGGCAACTTTTCTTTTGACATATCCAATGGGTCTGTTTAAATCCTCTTAGTTACCCATTGAACATGAAAGCAACCCTAACCCTTGATTTTAGCGACCGACTCAACCCTGACGAGCAGCGTGAGCTGCTGGCGGAGACTCTGGAACGGCAGGTGCCGATCGAATCGATCCTGGTGGAGGCGCTGCGACTGCGCCGCCAGCACCGGCAGGCTCCGCAGGTGAGCGGCGAATCGCCCGCGATGGCGGCGTGACCCCTTTCCCGGCCCGCTGCCGCCACTCTGGGGAGAGTGAGAGCCCGATGGGCTCGGCGGTGGCGGGCGGGAGACTTTGAAGAGCAACCGAACCCTAAACCTAACGACGACGATGAAACTGAAGCGATCCACCTCTTACCTGCTGCTAGCCGTGCATTTCGTGGCTGGTGCGGCCCGTGCGGCGAGCCTGATGCATGAGTGCGCCGACAGCCGCGAGGCATTTGGCAACCTGCGGGCGATGCGCGCGGCGAATGCCCGCGCCTGCCTGCGTGATCATGCCTACCACACGCAGCGCGAGGCGTGCGGTGTGACCGGACCGACAATGAAGCAACTCGGAACAGCCGGCTGAAGCCGGGACTACGAACAACGAACCAGAAACCAAACCATCGGAGGAAGACGATGAAAGCAAACCAAACAGAGAGCAGAGAGACAACCAAAACGGGAGACAAACCTTCACTGGAGGATTTGTGTGAAATGATCTTGGAAGCGCCGGTTTATGACCGGGAAGACCCGCCGAGCCATGCCTCTTTGGTGGCAGCGTATGTGGCGCTGACGGAGTTGGCGCAGGATTTGGCGGAGCGAGTGATGGGATGCGGTGATGCGCGTGATGCAATGGAGGCTCTGGCCTCTGGAGAGGAGGGGGCATGAGTGACCTGAGTGACAGCATTGACCGTGTTGACGGGGCGTCGGTGACGCGGTGCTCGAGCGCGGGGTGTTTGCCGTGGCAGATGACGTGGAATGGGCGGACGTGGAAGGATATGCCGGGGGCATCCGTGGAGGACCAACGGCTGAATTTTGCGCTGTTTCGCCGCGGGCTGCTGGCGGTGGAGGAGGATGCGGAGACGGGGGAGCTGGTGAGCACGGCTTCCTGGGCGAATACGAAGCGCGTGCAGGGCCTGCCGATCGAGGCGGCGGCGCGGGCGGATCGTCGCGCGCGGCATCTGGAGATGGTGGCGGAGGTGCAGGCGCACGGGGCGGCGGCGGTGATGGGGCGGCGTCGGCCGCGGGTGTGGGAGAAGCGCCGGGCGGATGCGGCGCAGCGGATGGCGGCGAAGGAGGCGGCGCGCTCGGTGATCGCGGCGGAGGTGGGGGTGCTGCGCATCCGTCTGCAGAAGGCGGTGGCGGAGGGACTGGTGCTGAACCGTCTGCGGGAGCGGATGGGGACGGTGGGCCTGAATACGGTGCATGGCATCCTGAGAGGCCGGCGGACGGTTTGCACGCCGCAGGTGCGGGAGCGGCTGACTTCAGTGCTGCGGGCGTTTGAGGCGGATGCGCAGGATGCGGAGTCGGTGGCGGCGCGGCGGGAGCTGTGCCGTTCAAAGAAGTCGGTGAAGGCGGAGGCGCGGCTGCGGGCGGGTGAGGTGCCGGAGGGGCATCTGACTTATCGGGCATGGCTGGATCGTGAGGCGGCGCGACTGGGAACGACGGGGCATGCGCTGTATTGCCTGATCAATCGGAAGAAGGTGCAGCTGCCGAGGCTGATGAAGCTGCACAAGCGATGTTTTTTCGTGCCGGAGGAGGAGACGGCGCGGGCGGCGTGAGGCCGAGAAGATGGAGGAACTGAAAACTGAAAATGGAGGAACTGAAAATTTTATGACAATGCATCGTGAACTGAGAATGTGTGAACTGGTGAGGCTGGAGAGATTCCGGCCGCGCTGTGTGCGGAATAACTGGCGTTCGACGCTTTGGAAGGCGCTGCGGCTGCTGGGGCTTTCGGCGATCTGTGGGGCGGCTTGGAGCGCGGGGAAGGCGGCGGAGGCGGTGCCGTATGCGGAGCCGATGGAGGCTCCGTGGCGGGCGACGGATGTGGCGCTGTGCTACCTGATCGGGTCGCTGTGTGTGATCATCGTGGTGATGCTGGTGGCGAATGCGGCACGGGAACGCAAGCTGCGCCGGTGGTTTGAGAACGCGGAGGCGCTGGAGCTGGGGGAGGCGTATGCGGATGATGAGTGGAATCCGTATGCGGGCACGAATGCCGCGTGGAATGGCCGCGGGGAGAAAGGAGCCGCGCGATGAGCTCGGATTACACGATGACGATCACGGGGCCGGATGGAATGCCGGTGATGGTGATGCAGATGGATGCGGCGCTGCGGACGGTGCGGAGTGCGTCGGTGGACGATGCGCAGATGCAGACGCTGCTGGTGGTGACGAGCGTGGCGGCGGGGACGGTGGAGGGGGAGTGTATCCGCGCACGGGCTGAGATGGAGGAACTGAAAACTGAAAAGGGAGGAACTGAACCATGAGCGCAGGGCTTTACACGATCGCGGACATCGCGCGGTATTTTAACTGCCGCGCACGGGAGGTGTCGCGCATGATGGAGGAGGAGGCGCTGCCGTATGTGAAGCTGCCTGGGGCGGCGGAGACGGTGCGGAAGATCACGCTGCATGGGCTGCATCGCTGGCTGAAGAAGAAGCACACGGGCGAGGGAGCCTTCATGAGCGTGGAGGAGCTGCAGGCGGAGATCGCTGCGGCGAATGCGGGGGCGGTGACGCGGAGTGATCCGGGTCTGACGCACCTGCGCGCGTGCGTGGAGATGGTGTTTGAGGCGGTGAAGTCGGAGATGGGAAGGAGGGCGGCGTGATGAGCTTTTTGATCGACCAGACGAAAGCGCCGGCGACGGTGGCGGTGCGGGATCATCCAATGCGGGAGCTGATGGAGGCTCGCGCGAAGATGGAGGAGTGGGGTGAGCAGGTGCGGCTGATCAAGGAGCTGCTGGAACTGCCGGAGGTGAGCGCGGCGGACAAGATGACGCTGAGCCTGGAGCTAATGACGGCGAAGAGCTGCCTGCTGGCCTGCGCGAACATCATCACGGCGTGTGAGGAGCGCATGCGCCAGCAGGCGCGGCGACTGGAGCAGCGATGGGGGTGGCTGCTTTGAGGGGACATCAATGACCGGAATGACCTTAATGACGAGCAACTGAGAACCGAGAATGAACGCATTTACGAACGAGTTTCACGACATCGCGCAGGAGGAGGCCTTTAGCATGGGCTTTGATGCGCTGCATGTGCGTGCGCCGGATGAGGTGGTGATGGAGATGGAGGATGAGAGGGTGAGACGTGAGACGTCAGGGGTGAGAGGTGATGGGCTGGAGAGGGCGCGGTGTCTGATTTCGATGGTGATGGCGATCACGACGGGGGTGACGTGCGTGCGGGAGATCCGGGACCGGTTGGCGGTGGTGGTTTCGTATCTGGCTCCGGATCTGCTGGACCGGGAGGTGTGGCATGGGCGGAAGGATTGGGCGGCGGTGCGGGCGGCGATGAGTCGCTGCGAGGCGGTGGAGTGGGAGCATGTGAGCGGCCGGCTGCTGGTGGAGATGCTGACGGCGAAGGGCTGGAGCGAGCGCGAGGTGGGCAAGCGGGCGCTGTGCCTGGTGTATGCGTTTGTGCCGGATGAATCGGTGAGGCCGCCGATCGCGCGGAGTTTTTCGACGATGGGGGAGGCGATCGGGCTGACGGCGACAAACAAGCGCAGCGCAATCAGTGCGGCGATGCAGAGCCTCGTTTTGGAGATGGTGCACCGGGCGCAGCGGGTGAGCGGTCGGAAGGGCACCGGGGAGTTTTGGTTTATGAAGCGCTCGCACTGCCGGGAGGCGCTGAGCGTGGCGATGAAGGGGAAGCAGAATCGGAAGAAGAAGACTTTGAGACAGGGAGACCCGGAGACGGGGAGACACGCTGAAGCGTGAACAACGAACAACGAACCAAGAACGACGAACAATGAAGACGATTGAACCGACGAGAGAATTGATCCCGCTGAAACTCATCGAGCCCTGGGCGCGGAATCCGCGCGGGGGTGAGCTGCGGGAGATGGAGAGCTTTGCGGACCAGCTTTATGAGGAGGGCATCCGGGAGGATGTGCATGTGTTCCGCGATGCGCAGGGGGTGCTGAGGCTGATGCAGGGGCACCGTCGGCGGAAGGCGGCAGAGATGATTTTGGAGCGGCTGGATCGCCAACTGGATGCGACATCTTCAGTGGCGGCATTTGTGTATGCGAAGCGCGAGCAATTTGCCGCGCTGTGGGCGAAGGTGTGGCCGTTTGATGAGAGTGAGGCGTTTTTGCATTTGATCACGATGCAGCAGGGGGCGGATCCGTTTGATGCTCGGGAACTGGCGAAGGCGTCGCGCACGGCGATGGAGATGGGGATCGAGAAGGAGCGCTTGATCGGGGTGATGCACCGGAGCGCGGAGACGGTGCAGCTTTACCTGGATCTGGGGACGCTGCCGCATCGGGTGCAGGAGGCGGTTTACAGGGGCAAGCTGGCGCTGGGGACGGCGGGGCTGATGCGGCAGCTGTCGAAGGAGCAGATGGAGCTGGCGATGGATGGGGTGCTGAACAATCCGATCACGCAGGAGCCGATGACGGAGGGGCAGGCGCGGGTGTATATCGAGAATCAATTCCTGAAGCCGGAGCGCTGGCGGAAGAAGTGGGCGGTGGAGTCGATCAAGCTGAAGCGGAAGATGGTGGCGGATGGGATGGATGCGGGGCTGATCGATGTGGTGGAGTGGGAGGATCGGGAGCAGTTCGTGATGAGCGAGGCGCTGCCGCAAAGTGCGTATGCGCTGTGTGAGGAGCACATCGAGGATGGGCTGCTGGTGAAGCCGGGGGAGCCGATGACGTGGGGTGCGCTGGCGCTGAGCCTGGGGGTGCCGTGGCATTTGGCCCCAGCGATGGCGCGCAAGGAGGAGCATGTGCTGGTGGTGAAGGTGAGCGCGGTGAAGGATGCGGATAGCACGAGCGCGGAGAAGGTGCTGCGGGGACGGGGGAAGGCCGCGGCGCAGCAGCGGAATGAGGAAGGAGGAATGACGAATGAGGAAGGGGAGGATTTCCCACAGATTCAGGGAGGCCCACAGATTTTGGATAAGGCTGAGGATCTGACCTCTGAGGCTGCGGGGGCTGTTTTCGACGAGGTGCGGTGGCGGAAGGTGCATGGGGCGCTGATGCTGAAGCCGGAGGCGGCGATGCAGAATGCGCTGTGGGAGGCGCTGATGGGGTCGCAATGGGAGGCGCTGGCGGAGATCCTGCCGAGCGAGAGCTATGCGAGCCTCATGGGTGAGCTGAACCGCGACGGGGTGAAGCGGAAGGGGCTGCGATGGTGCCTGCTGGCGTGCGTGGCGCTGGCGCTGTGCGCGGAGGATGAGGAGGGGCTGGGCGTGGTGGAGGGGGCGCTGGGGACGGCGGAGTGACCGGATTGACCTGAATGACGGGGAACTGAGAACTGAGAACTGAGAATTTTATGAGCAACTACGATGCGTTTTTGAAGTCGAAGCTGATGAGGCCGGTGGATGCGGGGTTTGAGCCGCTGCCGATGGTGGTGCCTGCGTTTGATTGGCAAGCGAAGGTGATCGCGTGGGCGGTGCGGAAGGGGCGCTGTGCGCTGTTTGAGGACTGCGGGCTGGGGAAGACGCTGCAACAACTGGAGTGGGCCTCGCAGGTGGCGAGACAGACGAAGGGGGTGGTGATGATCCTGGCTCCGCTGGCGGTGGCGGAGCAGACGGTGGAGGAGGGCCGGAAGTTTGGCGTGGAGGTGAAGCTGTGCATGCAGCCGGAGGATGTGCCTGCGCAGGGTGTGTGCATCACGAACTATGACCGGCTGGAGCTGTTTGAGGAGGTGGTGCCGCGGCTGGCGGGGATCGTGCTGGATGAATCGAGCATCTTGAAGGCGTTCAACGGGAAGACGCGCGGGGAGATCACGCGGGTGTTTGCGCGGACGCCTTACAAGCTGGCATGCACGGCGACGCCTTCACCGAATGATCTGATGGAGCTGGGGAATCATGCGGAGTTTCTCGGGGTGATGACGGCTCCGCAGATGCTGGCGACGTGGTTTATCAATGATACGGCGAACACGGGCGACTGGCGGCTGAAGAAGCATGCGAAGAATGATTTCTGGCGCTGGGTGGCGTCGTGGGCTGCGTGTGTGAGTCATCCGCGTGACCTGGGCTATGACTGCGCGGGCTATGATCTGCCGCCGCTGACGATGGAGACGATCGAGGTGGATGCGGGTGATCTGCCGGTGAAGGAGGGTGAGCTGATCGCGGTGGCGGGTGCGCTGAGCGCGACGGATGTGAAGGGTGAGAAGCGCCGCACTTTGCAGCAACGCTGCGAGAAGGCGGTGGAGATCGCGATGGGATGCGAGGGGCCGGTGATCATCTGGTGTGATCTGAATGATGAGGCGGATCTGCTGCTGGATCTGCTGCCACCGGAGCAGACGGTGGAGGTGCGGGGCTGTGACAAGCGTGAGCACAAGCGGACGAAGCTGGCGATGTTCACGCATGGGGAGCGGCGGATCATGGTGACGAAGCCGGACATCGCGGGTTTTGGACTGAACTGGCAGCACTGCGCGGATGTGATCTACGTGGGGGTGACTTATTCGTTTGAGGACATCTATCAAACGGTGCGGCGGTGCTGGCGCTTTGGGCAGAAGCGGCCGGTGCATGTGCGGTGCATCTGCACGGCGGCGGATGTGGCGGTGTTTAAGGCGATCAGCCGGAAGATGGCGCAGCACGAGGACATGCACCGGGAGATGCAGCGCTACGCGGGGGAATTTCTAAACCAAAAACAAGACCTGAAAATGAAGACGACTCTGGATTTTGATTGTGATGATAAGTGGAAGATGTGGCACGGCGATTGTGTGCGTGCGGCGGCGGAGATCGCGGATGAGAGCGTGGGGATGGCGGTTTTTTCGCCGCCGTTTGCGGATCTCTTCACGTATTCGGATGATGCGCAGGACATGGGGAACTGCGCGAACGTGGAGGAGTTCATGCAGCATTTCGGATTCCTGGTGGATGAGATCGAGCGGGTGATGATGCCAGGCCGTGAAGTGTGTGTGCATTGCTGCGATCTGCTGGCGACGAAGTGGAAGGACGGGGCGATCGAGCTGAAGGATTTCAGCGGGATGATCGTGCAGGCTTTCCGGGCGCGCGGGTTTTTGTTTCACAGCCGGATCACGATCTGGAAGAGTCCAGTGACGGAGATGCAGCGGACGAAGGCGCACGGTCTGCTCTACAAGACGCTGCAAAAGGACAGCGCGGCGTCGCGAGTGGGTGCGCCGGATTATCTGCTGGTGTTTCGGAAGCGTGGGGAGAATCCGCGGCCGATCACGCATTCGCCGGCGGATTTTCCGCTGGATCTGTGGCAGGAGGTGGCGAGCCCGGTGTGGATGACGGTGGACCAAGGGAATGTGCTGAACGGGCAAGGGGCACGTGAGCAGGGTGATGAGCGGCACATCTGCCCGCTGCAACTGGATGTGATCAACCGGGCGCTGATGATGTGGAGCAATGCGGGTGATCTGGTTTACTCACCTTTCGCGGGGATCGGGAGCGAGGGTTTCTGCGCGGTGAAGGCTGGGCGTCGATTCGTGGGGAGCGAGCTGAAGAAGAGCTATTTTGACCAAGCGTGCACGAATCTGCGCAGCGTGACGATGCAGGGTGATCTGTTTGAGACGGTGAGCCGCGAGATGAGCGCGGTGAGGCTGGCGGCATGAGGCACGATGAAGCGTGAACAACGAACGAAGAACGAAGAACTGACGACCATGCGCGATTGGGAGGACATCAAAGCTGACATTCTGAGCCGGGTGGATTTCCGCCAGGTGGCGGAGTGGGATGGGGTGGCGATGAAGAAGGCGGGGGCGGGGCTGTGGGTGGCGTGTTGTCCGTTTCACACGGAGAAGTCGGGATCGTTTAATATCGGGGGGAAGAAGGGGTTTAAGCATCGGGGGCACTGCTTTGGCTGTGGCTGGGATGGGGATGTGTTTGCGTTTTGGATGGAGCGGCGGGGCTGTGATTTTAAGGCGGCGGTGATGGATCTGGCATCGCTGGCGCATGTGCCGGTGGGTGAGGGTGTGGAGTGGACGCGGCCGGAGGTGAAGCGGACTCAGCAGCCGGAAAGGCGGTCTGATGTGGAGACGGTGCGGCCGCAGATGCCGCCTCTGCGTCACCTGCGCAAAGAGGAGTGCGCGGAGCTGGGCGCGGCTCGAGGGATCCATCCGGAGGCGATCTGGGTGGCGGCTCGGGTGCATCAGCGGGCGGCGTTTTCGCGCTGGCCGCTGTTTTGCGGGCGTGATGGGGCTTGGCGGGATCGCACGACAGGGGCGTGGCCGAGCTGGTGTGCGATCGATGAGACGCGGAATACGGCGGAGTTTCGCCGGCTGGATAATGGGCTGTATCCGAAGCAGGACGGTGGGGAGATCAAGGCGTGGGGCTGTGCGGGGAAGAATTGGCCGCTGGGGGCGGCGAGCATGAACGGGCGGAAGTGTGTGCTGCTGGTGGAGGGCGGGCCGGATATGCTGGCGGCGTATGATTTGCTGATGCGCTGGCGGATGCTGGAGCGTGTGGCGGTGGTGTGTATGCTGGGGGCGGGGAACCGGATGCGTGAGGAGTCGCTGGCGCATTTCGCGGGGTGTCGGGTGCGGATCATGGTGGACGCGGACGCTTTGAAGGATGCGAATGAGCCGGATAGCAACGGCCGGCTGGTGAAGCGTAAGGTGCCGGGGATGGAGGCGGCGCTGCGCTGGGAGGAGCAGCTGACGGGGGCGGGGGCGGCGGTGGAGTCGTTTTTCGTGGGGCCGGTGTATGAGCCGGGGTCGCTGGCTCGCTGGTATGCGCGGGAGATCGATGCGGCGGCGGTGGAGATGATCGAGCCGGGGCTGTGCGATGCGGAGGGGAAGCCGGTGAAGGATGTGAATGATCTGATACGCGCTGGGCCGGAGGTGCTGGGCCGCGAGGAGGTGCGGGCGGCGGCGCGGGCGTGGGATTTTTGAAATGACAGGGCAGTGAGTGAGCAACCAACAACCAACCAAAGGCGAGGAAGAAACTATGGCGAAGAAAGCATCAGCGAAGCCTGAGAAGGGCGCGAATCCGCGGCGTGGTCGCATGAAGGCGACGGCTGATGGGCAGGCTGCTTTTGAGGGGGGTGCTGGTGCTGCTGCGCCGAAATTTTTCAACGCGCAGGAGGTGTGCGAGGAGATGAACCTTTACTGGTATCATGAGCGCGGGGATGCGTTCCTGATGCGTGGGCCGGATAGACGCTGGGCGCAGTGGACGAAGGATGCGTGCGTGGACCGGATGCGGGCGCTGCCGGGGCGGATGATCGCGATCAAGGCGCGTGAGAATGAGATGCTGAGCGAGTCGAAGCAGGTGCTGCTGCATGCGCGGGAGCACAGGGCGCTGGATGCGGTTTTGCCGTCGCTACCGGGGTATCGGAGTGGGATTCATGAGCTGGACAGCGGCGAGAAGGTGCTCGTCAAACATGAGCCGGTGATGGTGGTGCCGACGCCGGGTGAGTGGCCGCACATGCGTCAGCTGATCGAGGGGCTACTGGATCGGCGTGAGGAGGGCGGGGTGGATCAGTCGGTGTTTTTCCATGCGTGGTGCCAGGTGGCGGCGCGGGCGATCCGTGAGGGTGAGCCTGGGCACTGGCGGGCGGGTCATGCGCTGATTTTGACGGGGCCGGCGGGTTGCGGGAAAAATAGGTTGCAGGAGCAGATCATCACGCCGCTGCTGGGTGGGTATGGGCGCTTTGCAGACCCGGCGAAGTTTTTGTTTGAGAGCGATGAGTTTAACGGGGATGTGTTTGCGGCGGAGCACTTGATGCTGTCGGAGATCCCTATGCCGAGTCAGCGCACGGTGGATCGGACGAGCCTGGCGGAGAAGATCAAGCAAGTCGTGGCGAATCCGGCGCAGCGGATGCGTCTGATGCGGACGGAGCCGTGCACGGTGAGCCCGTATTGGCGGCTGACAATCTCGGTGAACGATGACAAGGACAAGCTGCGCTCGCTGCCGCTGATCACGGGGGATTTTGGGGACAAGGTGTTGATTTTCCACTGCAAGAAGGTGCCGCTGCCGATCATCGAGCGGGACAGCATCGAGAGTCAGAAGCGGTTCCGTGAGAAGATGGCGGAGGAATTGCCGCATTATTTGCACTGGCTGCTGACGGAGTTCGTGATCCCGGAGGAGATGCTGAGCTACGCTGACGGCCGGAGTGCAACGCGCTTTGGTTTCCGTGAGTATCACGCGCCGGTGATTAAGGAGGGGCTCTTTGATGATACGCCGCATGCGGAGCTGCTGAGGCTGATCGACATGGCGACGTTTAGCAGTAAGGGTGGATGGTCGCCGGACGAGGAGGGGCCGCAGGTGAGCAACGCGACGCTTTGGGACATCCCTGGTGACAAGGAGGCGACGGATGCCCGTGGCGCACCGCTGAAGCTGTGGTGGGGCCGAGCGGAGACGCTGCAGATGCTTTTGACAGGCGAGGCGGGTTACGTGTGTAATGTGTCTACTATGGCGAAGAAGTTGTTTCAGCATTCGAGCAAGTGCTCGGTGCTGCTGGGACGATTGCACGATGATGAGGCGCTGCGTGGGGCGAGGCTGGAGAAGAAGGACACGAATCGCTGGAAGGGCTGGCTAATAGCGCCGCCGATGAATTGATCCGCACTGCGCCCACGATTGGCGCGAGATTGGAAATGCGGCTTATGTGACGGTGCGTGACGCACCTGATGGCGTCACTCCGTCACCGTGGAACGCCTAAACTTACAATGTGGAACGTGGTTTGTGACGCTGTGCCGTGCTCGCTGATGGCTTTGCTTTCTCCAAGCCGCGTTTCCATTTATGGATATAAAATGGAGAATGAAAGTGGTCTAAACTGCTGTCACTCCGTCACAAGATGGCTGGGGCCTTGGTTTTATGGGGCTTGTGGAGTGACGCTTGTGCCGTCACTCCGGTGGGGGATAAGGAATCTTTTTGCAAAGCCGCCCCTCTGTTCGGGTTTAACGTCT